AGTATCATAGATATGGAATCCGCGAGTGTCTTTATAATCATTCCAGAACATCTGATAGGGGTTGCCTAGGTATTGAACATTGCCATGCTTTGATTTGTGATGGAAATGCCCAGACCATACACGCTTAAAGTTTTTAAAGTCAGAGACTTTGAAACCTCCGTCAAACTTCATGCCTGGTGTGACTTCAAAACCATCACACTCAAGGTGACCACACATGATGTCCGCTTCACTACTAGAGATTAGTTTCAGACATTCTGCTTTGTTTTCTTGATTGATCCATGGCATCATCAAAAACTTTTTGCTACCAAGAGTAATCTCTTCAGGTGAAGCATAGATATTGATGTTTTTATATTGTTCTAGCAGCAACTCTGGCGAGTTGATTCTGTTGGTGTTTTTGTAATAGGTACAATGATTACCCAGAATCATGTGGACCTTATAATCTGTCAATCGTTTGAAATAATTTTCATTAACACGATTAAAAGTATTAAAGTCCATAGACTTTCTGTTATCAAAAGTGTCGCCCAGATCAATGATGGTGCGGACACCCTCTTTTTCAAGAGTAGGAAAAAAGATCTCGTCATAGAATTTTTGAAAATAATTCCAGAACGCCAGAGAACCTTTACGTCCATCAAGATGCTGGTCTGTGATCAGAGCGATCTTCATAATTTTCCTCCAACTGTTCCATCAAAAGGTTTGGATGTTGTGCAGTTTGCCCAGTTAGTGGCAACACCTTCCATGTGAAATCTTGTTCCTGAAATGCAAACTTCCCTCGTGAGTGAGGTGATGAGCGCCTCACCATCCTTACGATAGCTAGTCCACGTTCCAAATCGTTTTTGTTCAACACGAAATTCTCCCCAAGGTGTGTCAAACCATTCATGTTCTGCAATTTCTGGATGCTCACTCACTTACCAACTCCATAGTCAGGTGCGGTTTTTTCAAGTTCACTAATTGTTCTATGCAGTTTCTCTACTGCCTCTTTTACTTCTTTAGTTTCTTCCCATTCCCAAGTGTTACCTTTACTGTCTACGAAAGTTCTAGTGCTCATCGGTTCATTTTAATTTCAATGTTTTCTTTGATGCTACCCATGTCTGAATAAGAAGCGTTCATACCTGACATATTACCTTCGTATCTGTCGGTATGCATGACTTCATCATATCCAGAACGCTCAATAATTTTAGTCTTAATTTCCATCTGCTTCTTTTCTTTTTGAATCCTACGCAAGAAAGCGTAATAGATGATCTGAGTAAAATAAGCAAAAGGGTTCTTAGATTTTTCTGGATCAAAGTTATCAATGTACTGCAGGCAGTTCTCAATACCATCGCAGATCATGTCCTCGCGGAACATATAGTTGACAAAATTTGGTTTGTATGATAGGTGTGTAGCAATCTTCAGAAAGCACTCACCAATGTAGTTTGGGACACGTGGTCTTGGTTTTCCTGCTTCTTTAGCAGCAATCACTTTATTCCGATAGACAGAGATCGCCTCAAGGAATTCTTTGTTGTTGACGTAATACTCTGTCTTTTTCTTCATGAGAACTTTGATTGATGTTTTAAGTTTAGTTCATAACAAACCAATTGTCAAGGCTTGACAACTGCTCATAAACTTAGTAGACTAACTCTGTCAGGGTTCAAGAGAAGTTGTAGCTATTAGCTTCTATTAAATAGATCTTCTAATTTATTCTTGGTTTCTTTAATTGAACCTAGATGTCCCATCTGTCGCGAGAACTTTTGTGGTTCAAAAGATTCTTTGAATGTTGTCAACTGATTGATGTGTTTTTCAACTGACTCATTATAGAACTTTTCAATTCGTTTGTCTTCAACTTCTGTCATTGTAAGAACATGTTGTTTTGGTAAAACAAACATATGATCAAAAGTTGAGTGAATCCATTCAGTCAGTGAGAACCCTGTTACTCGCGCCGCTCTTTTTTGTTGATCAATATAAGTAACTTCCATAGGATTCTCTAAAACGAGACTGTCATCGTCTGGCATGTAAGAGACTTTGGATACAATCTCTTCACCTGTTACTAATTTTATAGTTGCTAGGAATTCTTCTTCCATATTATCCAGCTCTAAGGTTTACTTTAATAACCTCATACTTAAAGTTTTCGTCATTATAAATGTTGACTCTTTCATTAAGATGTCTCAAGGTATAATTTTGTCCGCCGATATCATCAGCGATGTCGTATAGTGTTGCCATATCTTTGCCGTCACCTTTTCTGAGGACACGTCCGATGGACTGGAGATTACGGATTCGTGATTTGCTGGGGGAAGCAAAGATGATATTATGTAAACGTTTGATGTTGATACCTGTTGAGAAGGTGCCATATGATGCAATGATAATAGCGTTGTCCTCAGTCTCAGTAATCTGACGAACTTCTTCTCGGTCTTCTACATCTGTTCCGCCGTGAACAAAAAAGAGTTTTCGTTCAGGGTCTATGGTATTATTTATTAAGTCATAAAGTGGTTCTCCGTGCTTCTCTACATAGTTAAAGAGGACAAGAGTATTGCCTTTTAAATCATTAACCAGATTTTTAATCAGGTTATTTCTACCAGTATGAGTTACCAAATACTCCATCTCATCGTGATATGATTCAAAGTGTTGCGGAGCATGTTTACAAAGTAGTACTTTAATTCTAAACTTAGACAGATAACCTAATTTAATTAGATCATCTGTTTTAGTAACTCTCTCACAATCTCCAAACAATCCTTCAAGTACCCACTTGTGCGTCTTGCTACCATCAAGTGTTCCAGTAAAACCGAAACGGTACTTGGCATTGTGTAGTTTAGTCATAATTCCAGTGAGTGACTTGGACTTAAATAGGTGTGCTTCATCACCGATAACACAGTCAATGTCATCAAAGTATCTCTTGGGGAATTTGTAGATTGATTGCCAGGTGGAAATAATGATTGGTTTATCAGTATTCTTATCTTTGCCCGAATATATCTTATGCACATGGTCGTCAGCATTCCACCCATAATCGTTAAAGTCATTGACCATCTGTTCTACCAGGGACGTAGTAGGTACGATGATGAGCGTTTTCTTGCTGGTAGCAGTGTAGTATCTGACGAGGGAATAGATCATCAGAGACTTACCACTACCCGTAGGCGAAAGTAAAAGTTTTCTGTTATATTTAATAGCTTCGTAGACTGCGCGATATTGGTAGTCACGAGGTTTAATTTCTGGTCGGACAATTTTGTCCATAAAAGTTTTAACGCCTGCAGGAGACACGAATTTATTATCGTCCTCTACATCTCCGTACCAGTCGTTTTTTTCATATTCAATTGTATATTGTCTTTCGTCTGCCCACACTTGCAAGTGCTTCATTAGACCATGATACAACTCACCCGTACCAGGAGAGTACAGGCGAATAGTTCCATCCCAGTATTTGTATCTGGGATTCTTCTTTAGGAACTTTGCTTCGGGAACCTCAAATGTAAAGTAGTCCGCCAACTCGTGATGGACATGTGGTTCCTTGGAATTAATAGTAATGTAGACTTCGTTCTTCTTCTTAATACTCAGGGTGGTCATCATTGTCCATTTACAAATTTCTCCCACTCAATGGCACTCTTGATCTGAAACCCTCTATTGGAAATTTGCTTCATAACTTGGTCCAACCAGTAGAGCATTTGGTCCAAGTATTTAATTTTTGCTTCTAGGTTGATGATCTCATCATCAGACTCTAGATAAACTTTCATTTTTTCGGAAGTCTTAATAGATGATCCAAATGGTTTAGCGGCGTATGTCTTAGCGTCTGCCTCGCCAGAGTAATACTCACGCTTCTCTTTAACCACTTTGCGGATCTCAAACTCCAGCGAGGTTTTGATCTGCTGAATGTCAGTGTAATGGTTTAAGTATTTATTATGCTGAAAAGGGATGTCTAGAGCGAGTTGTCCTAGATCTGTGCTATACTGTTTGTTCTTGAATTGAAAGTCAACTGCAGAATCTTCTGCCCAGTCTTCTCTCAGTTTTTCAAATTTATTACGAAGGGTTTCAAAATTCATGAAAGTGCTTTAAAGTTCTCATCGCGAATTGTATAGGTCTCAAACTTGAACGTTACGTCCGCAAGCAGATATTCTATGTCTCCAACTGTAGCATCAAACGGAACACTAGACAAGCTAACAGGAAACATGTTTCTAAATTCTACAACATGATTCACATTATTGTGAGATGTCATAATCTGCAGTCTTGCATTTGAATATGCATCTGCATTGTCTGCTCTCTTTTCTGCTAGACCATACTCTTTGATCCAGTTGTGGACGACAAGGTAATTTTTTAAATCCTCATCAATAATAAACCTTACATTTAAATCTCCATAAGAGACGCCACCACTGGAAACAATGGGGACGTTTCTATATGGTGTCTGAACTTCAGCAAAAGGCATAGCAATCTCTGGGATGCTTGCACTTTGACAAAAGAAATCTACACCGTCAAAGATTTCTAAATCTAGTAGAAATCCAACTGGCGATAAAAAATTTCTATTTGTAGGTTGCTCTGAAATCCATTCAGCAGGCATGTCAACTTCCCAAGCTACTTGTATTTATTACATGTTGTCAAACTTGTATTCAAGAATCATCCTATACAGAGAGTCTCTTAAATACCACAAGTGTTCTTGTTCTGTTGGATGTCTAGAAGGAGATCCCTCCCAGGTTTCAATTCTTTTCAACACACAATGATGTAGAAGATGGATGTCTTCTATCTTCAAACCTACTTGGTAATCAAATTCTAATTCGTTATCATCTTCATTCATGGGTTGTTCGGATCCATTCCTAGAGATTTTAAATACTCTTGCCACCACTTAGGATCAGATTTTTTCCATGCAGGAACTTCTCTACCTTGCTCGGAATACCATTCATATAGAGCATCATCTATAGTCTGTGCGATCTCCATATTCCTCTTCTTCCTCATCAACATCAGCATACGGGTTCTCCACAAAGGGTCCTCGTTTGCGTAAAGGTTCTTGTCGGACATAATCAGACTCAGCATTAACAGCAGACATCCATACGGCAAGTTTCATTACTATGTAGATAATTGCCAGAGGTGTGAAGCATAGAAGTAATGTATATTGAGATTTCATTCTTCGTCATCCTGATCGTAAGTTAATCTACAGTCCCATAAATCATCGTCCCACTCAGGTTCGTACATGGGACAAGGTTCCTCAAAGAGGTGACCCATTCTCAACTGTTTAATTCTTTCTCGTAGACCTTTGTAAAACTCTCTTCTTTCGTCTCTTTCCATTAAGAACCGTACTCGTCTATGATGTTTAAAACTTGATTTAGTTGATAATGTGCGCCCTCCATCCACTCTTCACTGGCACCGTTGTATTTTCCTTCATATAGATCATTCTTTAGTTTAAGAACTCGTGCTTGAATGTCAATCTTCAGCAGTCTCCCACGTGGCATAATACTAGTTCATACTAATACTATTTAATAAAAAAGGGGACCTTTCGGTCCCCCTGGTGTTGATTTGTGAACGAGAATCACATGAGGTTGTTGATTCTAACACGACGATAGTACTGGTTGCGTGAAGCAGTGAGTGCTTCAGCATCAGGAGTACCGTTAGACTGAACAACGAATGGGTTAGCAACCATGCCGTAGCGAGTCTTAAATCCAATTTTTGGTTGGAAGGTGTCAGGACCGATTGATCTGACCATCTGGAGGGGTACATATGGGCAGTAGAAAAGACCTGCGTCATATGGGGAAGTACCCTTATAACCAACAACGTAGTAGTGGTCGCTAGAGACGTTCGCGGAATAAGGATCAACGTAGACCTTAATGCGACCGTTCATGGTGCCAACTAGGAGGTTTCCAGTGTCATCAACTTCACCGATGGAAGGACCACCAGCGCCAGTTAGACCTGAGGAATAGTCAAGGGTGCCACTCATAGCAAGAGCAGAAGCAACATCAGCAGAAGTGATGATGAAGTTGCCCTTTCCTCTACGAGTTTCCTGTGCGATTGCGTTAGCGTCACGCTCAATCTGGAACATTAGACCCTTGAATTTCTCAACGGACCATCTGCCGTTTGAGTCAACGTCAAGGTCAAAACGACCAGCGTTAGCAACGTTGTTCTGAGCACCAGGCTTAGCGATGGTGTATACAGTACGAACAACTTCGCGGTTGATTTCAGCAAGGATCTCGCTAGAAAGGATGTTAGCAAGTTCCTGCTCAGCATCAAGACCATGAATCGCCTTGAGGTCTTGTGCTAGTTCTAGAGTGTATTCTGCTTTGAGAGCTCTGGACTTCGCAGTCACAGAAGTCTTCTCAATGCTGAATGACATCTCGCGGAAGAGTTTGCCGCTCTCACCTAGAGCTTCAGCATCTTCACGTGCCATTGGGGTTGCGCCACGCTCATAGGTTCCAGCAGGGGAATCATTGAGGAGACCAGGATCGCTACCTGCAACAGGTGACGAAGTGTCATATGCGTTTGCAGTTGCGTCAAATCCTGCAGAGAAGTCGCTGTCAGGCTCGTTGTATAGTGCCTCAACGCCACCACGACCTTCGTAGTGTGACTTCATTGCGAAGATTAGTCCAGTAGGACCAGACATTGGTTGAACGCCGCAGATATCGTATGCAACGAGGTTAGGCATTGCACGACGGATGAGGCTGATCATTACAGGATCAAATCCAGCAAGACCACCAGTCTGGGTGGTTAGACCTGAACCTGAGAGTGCATTACCACCAATAGCACCAGCAGAGTTACCTGCAGCACCACCAGCTTCTGCTAGCATACCGCGCTCTTCGCGCATAAATCTTTCTTGGTTTTCTAACAGAACAGCGGTAACACTCTTTCTATAGTTGTCGGTGATGGCGGTTGAGCCTTCATGACCTAGAACAGGTGCCCACTTTTCTGTTAGAGCTTGTGAGTTAAACATTTTTAGCTCCGATAGGAAAAATAGGGGTTAATTAATAATCACTTCCAGCGATTCATTGCCTGAAGATATGCTGCCATTGCTGGTGCCATTTCTTCTGACTCAACTGGAGTTTCATCTGCAACCTCTGCTGCAGGTGCTGCTGCTTCCTTGAAGTAAGACTCCTTGATAGTAGCAACTTTCTTAGCGAACGATTCTTCCGAAACGAACTCTAGACCCTCAGCAAGTGCTGCGAGTTTTTCTTTCTGAGTATCAGCGAGACCTTCTGACACAGTGGACAGAATATTGATTTTTGCCGACTCGTTAAGACGATTTTGTAGTTTCACATTTGCTTTGACCTGTTCGTCAAGGCGCTCTTCCATTTCACGAATAGAATCTGCCATACCCTCTACCACGTCAACTTTGTCGTCGGGGATAGAGATGTAGTGCTCTTCAAAGAGATTCTTGAGACCTGCAATGAAGTCTTCAGTAATCTCATTTCTGATGCCACGATCAACAGCTACTTGGTTTTCCTCTAGCCATTGTGTGACTGCGTAGTTCACAGTTCCGTTAACTTCCTCAGAGAGTTCTGCCTTAGCAGATTCAAGTTGCTTCTCTAGTTCGTTACCGAAGTGTTCTACAAGCTTGTCATACTCTTCGGAGATCTTTGCTTTGACTGCTGCCTCAAAGATGGTCTTTGCTTTCTCTGCAAATTCTTCGGAGAGTTCGGTTCCCTCAAGAAGAGCTTTAACGTCGTCAGAAACGTCAAGGTCTTCAAATGCGGGTTTGATAGGATAAGATACGTCGGGACCAACGCTGGTTGCATATGCTGCATCCGCGCCAACTGTAGGCATAGGATCTTTGCCAGGTTTGCCAGCGGTTGAGGTTTCGCTGCTGTCTTGCGAGACAGGTGCTGCTGCCTTAGCGCCAGGGTTTTCTTCACCTTCTTCCTTATTGGAATGAAGGGGTTCAGACTGGGAACCACCAAGATCAGTTTGTGACTGATTGGGGGCAACCGATGTAGGAACAGTAGGCATTGGGTCTTTGCCGCCGCCGCGCTGTTGTGGATCACCCGAAACTGCTGCGGGATCTGAACCTGTACCAGGAATTACTGAAGCAGTTACACGAGGCATGGGATCCTGTGCTCCCGCTTCCATAACGATTTCCTGCTCGCCCAGAAACTCCTCAAACTTTTCGTTTAACATGTCTGACATTTTGAGTCCTTCCGTAAATCTTATGATTATCTATTGTTTATTTATTAAATTACAAACCTGCGAGGAAGTTTTGGAACACTTCAAGCGTTCTCTCCTCTAGGTTTTGGCGAGTAGACTCGCTCATGTAACGTTGATATTTAGCAACCTTGGACTCCTTAAGGATTCCATTATCCCAGACCCACTCTTTACCTTCCATGATTCCGTTGACGAAAGCATCTGGGGCAGAAGGGTCTGCAACGATGTCTGCTGCGGTTGCTAGCATAAAGTCATCCATGACATACGCGGTGTCTTCACGTCTGTCAATACTTCCCATTCCGCGTGAGGATACACCAAGTTGTACACCTTCACCTAGGAGAGATTTTGCAATCTTACCCATGGGAGTATCTAGGATTTGAGCTTTGCCCATGAAATTATTACCTTCTGATCTAAGTTCGGTAATTCTGTGGGAGACTCTATCAAGGTTGACAGTAGGACCATCAGGGTGACCCAACTCACCAAGAGCACGCTTAGTTTTAACATACTCTTCGTTGTAACGGTTTACTTCTCTTTCCAAAACTTGGAAAGGGTAGACACGACCATTTCTATTCTTCAGTTCGGACTGAAGAAAGACACCCTCAATGTACAATTTTTTGTCAGCACCAGTGCCTTCGGTGATGACTTGTACATCTTCAATCTGTTCCGTTATCAGTTTCATTGGTTTCCGCTTCTACTGGTTCATCAAAGTAGGTGTTGGCAACTGTCTGCTTGTAAGAAGACAGTGAGTCTGATGCTTTTGCATAGAGCAAATCTTGGATTGCATCAATTGCTTTTGCCCTTTCGTTGTCTGCGATAGCAGATACGATGTTCACGACTTCCGATTCAGGATTAACCTGATCCATTGTATTATCCATGACGTTATTCTTTATTTAGTATCTGTAGAAGGTTTAGGTTGCGCTTTTGCTAATTGTAGTTGACGTTGATGTGCAATTTCAGCGTCTTCTTGACTTCTTGCTTGCGTATCATCCGCCTGTTGCGCTTGAATTTCAGGAGCGAAAGCTTGGTTCTGGCGATCCATCATGTCAAACGTATTGACATCAGCAGGATTCATTGCAAGACCAGAGTCAATCTCTCCGCGCATTTGTTTGTCAATCTCTTTGTACTCTTTCTCGTTCTGATTTAGAACTTGACGACGAATATATTCAATAGAGAAATACTTACCAACAAAGGGATCCATTTGAGTTGCAAGGTTGATGCGTTGCATTAGCATCTCTTGTTCTTTCAACTCATTGAAATGATTGTCAAACAGGAAGTCATATTGAATATGTTCCTTCATATCATCCCAATCTTCAGGAGAGATTACTCCTTTGAGGATGAGTTGAGTTTTAAGAATGTCGTGGAAGAGTTCTCCAAAACGCTTACGGAGACGACCGATGAATTTCGTGAACTTAAGTTCGTCACGGAGGACTTCAGTTGTCTTACCGAGGTTGAATCCTTTATTATCGTCTGTGAGACGGGAAGGAGGAAGATTGAGAGAATTGTAGAGTTTCTTTTTAAAATACTCCACATCCTTGAGTTCGCCAAGGTTCTGTCCGCCAGGTAGGGTTGTGATCTCAGTGCCACGTCCACCCTCTCTACGAGGTAACCAGAAATCCTCTAGCATACTCATGTGCTTTTTGTCATCACGGATCTCACCAGTGCTAGCATCATATACTAGCTTGTTACGATAGCGAGACATCACATCGCGGAGATATTGTTCTGCTTTGACTTTAGGTAGATTACCAACATCAATGTAGAAAATTCTACGCTCTGGTGCGCGAGACAATCTGTAAATAACAAGAGCATCCTCAATCATTCTAAGTTGATTGAGTGACTTGATTCCTTTGTGTAGGAAACTCAAGTGCATTCTCTTGTTAAGATCTTGTAGTCCTGAGGAACAGAATGCAATTGCATCGGAAGCAATCTTAATTCCTTGGGAGTTTGACATATCACCGACAGGACCGAGAGCTCCGCCTCGTAGATATCCTTTGGGATTGTATAGGAAGTAATCAATGTAGTTACCCCATTCATATTCCAGGGCAGTTCCTTTGATTGCTCTATTAATTCTTGGGTCTTGGGAAGTATCCTTTCCAAGTTTTTGTCTTACTTTACGAATCTTGAGCGGATCAATGTAGCGTAACTCAAGGATTCCTTTCTTTGGATTATCAAGATCAATTACCTTGTGGTAATATAACTTGCCATCAATATACCAACTACGAATAATTTCGTGGGAACGATTGTCAAAATTCAACATTTGTTTGATCTTGTCAAACTCATCACGAATTTTTTTCTTGACTCCTGCACCAACTTCTAGATTATTGAGATCAACTTCAACACAACTATCGTTAGCATCACTGACAACGAATTCATTAACAATTTCATCTACAGCAGAATCTACCTCAGGATGCAGAGACATATCTCTGTACCTACGAATTAATTCAAACTCGTTCCTTGCAGTAGCATCTGTGTCTACATACGTTCCAAAGTAACCGCCCGCTGCAATTGAAACTGGTTCATCAGCAGAAGGAGGGACAGGGGACTGACCCTTCTGACCCTCCTTACGATTGATTTGGAAGCCAAATAATTGACTCATTACTATTCAAATCAGAATTCTCCTATTATTTAGGAGATACCAATTCCGCTATCTCCAGCGGTAGTATCCGAATCATCTCCAACAGTCCAGTATGAATATTGGAATTCAACTGAGAATTCTTCAATCTGATCGTTGCTGTCATAAGCAAGATCAATTGCTGAAGCACTGGTTGGGAATGCATACCAGAGTTTGTAGGATCTTAGTTCAGAACCATTGTCTGAAGAATCCTTCTCTAGTTGTCTGATCATTACAGAACGACCGTATGCAGTTGGATCAATAATACCAGCAGTATTTGCTTGGTGAGTATTGATTTGCTCCAACCACTTTTCAAAATAACTACGGATCTTCATGTCCTTATCGTTGATGAAGGTCGCGGTCCAGTTATCAAAGGTTCTGTCGCCTGCGATTTTTACCGTTCTGCCACGGAAGGGAACTTCAATTACACCAACGTTAGACGCTGGTAGAGCGGCAGACTTACACATGAATGATGCTAGTTCTGAATCTCCAGATACACCATCAGGGAACGTGATGTCCACCTGAAACATGTTTGGTCTGACGCCCTGTCTTACTTGTTGAAGAAACCCTGAGACGTTACTTGTGATTGCCATTGGTTTTAATTACTCCTTCTTTGGTATTTAACGAAAAAATCAGCGTCCGACGACTTCGCTGAACGAAACTCCAGTTCTAGTAGCAGTAAAGGTTACGGTTACGTAGTTGATAGAGCGTGCAGGTTTAATGAATAGTTCTGCAACGAATTCGTTACGGTCAATAACATCTGCTGTGTTGTTTGTTTCATCACAGATAACAAGGAAGTCGGTAATACCTTGCTGTGCAACGATGTCATTGAGGTACGAGTTGATGGTGGATAGGAATCCGCCACGAGTAACTCCATCGTTAATCTCAAAGAGAACACCTTTAGCAAGACCTTCAACTCTCTTCTCAATGTTGAGGAAGAGACGACGAACGTTAATTCTGTCAAACGCGGAAGGTGATGCAAGTGCTGTCTTGTCACCGAATAGAACAACGCCAGAACCAGAAAGTGATACGATTGGGTTGATTCTATTTTGATAGAGTTCATCTCTATCTGCTTTGTTTGGATTGTAAGCAAGTTTGATTACGTTGCGAATACCGCCACGATTTAGACCTGCTGGTGAAATCCAGTCAGCAACTGTTTCGGAAACATTTACACAAAGACCAGCAACGTCACCATTGCAAGCAACATAACGATACTTATCGTTGAAGCGGTCATACATGTACTTGTAACCACTGTCTAGGACAGCGTATGAAGAAGATGTTACCGAGTTGAAGAAGTTGATTGTATTTGTTCTTTGATCTGCTGCGTTTAGAGCGGATCCGCCACTACCAATTTGGTTGTACTTGTGAGGAGATACGAAAGCGACACAATCTTTTCTTGCTGCTGCGATAGCAACAACTTTTTGTGCCTTGGTTAGAGTGTCTGCCTCTGCTGCCATTGATCCACCCATAAGGAGGAAATCAATTTCAGTTTCTTCAGTATCAGCAAAGAGATCGTATGCTGCTGCTACTTCACCAGCAGTATATGCATAGTCATCAGTACCACCAGTAAGTGCGTTGGTATTGACTGCTGCTAGGAGGAACTTGTCTCCTGAGGAAAGTACAGATGCTGCCTGACCCCATGCTTCGCCACCGCCACCTTGGGTTGGTTCTACCAAACCTGTGAGAGCAGCACCATGGAAGATGTACTCAGACTCAGTGTTGACGATATCCTTGTAGTAGATGCTTGCACCCTCTGTGCTCTTAGCATCAGAAATCTTAGAAAGGAATGTCTTTCTCTCTAGGATTGTATTTGCAGCACCAGAAACTGCTCCAGTTGTGTCAATAACTGCGATATGTACTTCGTCATATGAAACACCTCTATCTGCAGCGAATGCAGAAGTGCCAGGACGAGGACCAATTGCGGAGAGTTTTAGACCAGTTGAACCAATAGTTGTATTGGTGTACCAATCCTTAACGTTGTTGATTGCAATGTTGTCGTTGGTTACTGTGTCAATGGTAACGGTTAGATCGTTAACTGCACCAGTACCAAGACCAGCAGCAGCAACAGTTACTGTTTCTGTAGCAACATAATCAACACCACCTTGAACAATAGTAACTCCTGTTACAGCACCGTTAACATCAATGGTAACGTTTAGTCTAAGACCAGTACCACTACCACCAGTAGGATCTACTGTATGTACTCCTGCTTGTGATCCGAGACCAGTGTATGCACCTTGAGTAACTCCAGTAACAACACCATCGCCTGGTTCATCAAAGATTTCAGCAGTGGTGAGAAGGGTTGTTGGATCAGTTAGGATAACTCCTAACTCTAGAGTTGCAGCGTTCCAGGAATAAATTCTTCCTGATTTTCCGCTAACAGTTGTGAATGGGGTATCAGCAGCAGTAGTTGCAGGTGCGGATGCTAGGGTAAGGATCTGATCAGCACCACGGTCAACCGCAGCAACCAACAGAGCGTTACCATGAGTACCAGCACTTCTTGAGAGGAATCTCTCAGAACCACCAACACCAGCTGCCCAATCTGCTTCTCCTCGGACCAAAACAGCAGTACCAGATGACGCATTAAGAACGCCAGTCTCTGCACGAACAACTGCTAGGCTGCCACCGTATCCAAGATACTCAGAAGCAACCAAGAAGTCTTCTGCATTTGCTTCTTGTGGTGAACCGAAAGTAGAAATCAGATCCTTTAGGCTTGAAATTGAGACGATTTCACCGATGGGTCCCTTTTGGAAGGACGATGCAAATGCTGCAGTGATGCTAGAAGCACCAACGATATTAGCATTTGTAAGGTCGCGTTCCCTAAGGACTACACCTGGCGAGACTTGACTTGCCATCTTTACTCTCCTTTAGAAAATTCAGAATAGATCTGAAATTATTTATTCTTTAGGACACTTTCAGTGGGGAAACGATGCATGAACTCCCTACCAGTCTGGGTACTCCCATCTCAGACCATCGTTTTTTCTACGGTTTAAGACCCTTTTTTTCGTACAGTCTTTACATTCGTATGAGTATGCTGACGGAGTTGCTCGGTTTTTTCTAATCTTATAAAAATCGTTGATCAATTCTTTAGTCACACCGCATGTCCTGCATTTTCTTTCGCGAAAAAGAAGGTGTTCCAGACTGAACTGATCCCCAATATCCATCAGTAGTTCCACATGTAGGACACTTCTTCCTGTGTCGTTCCATACTCCCAAACGGTGCCGTCCCCGTCCACGAAGGTATCATCACCCAGACCGTCATCAATAAACCCAAAAGGAGCCATGTCTTGCTCAATTTGATTCTTTTGTTCTTCATAAATTCTCCTTCGGATATCTTGATCCGTCATTTCTCTAAAGTAATCTTGCATGACTAACCATGCAAAGAGAACCATACACATTACTAAGTCATCATGGTATCCCTCGTCTGCTTCCCACGCTTGTTTCTTCTGCACAAACGTAGTAAGTTCTTGGAAGATCTGGAAGTCATTAAACAACAACTTATCTTCTTCAATAATTGCTTTTAAATTTGAGCAACCGATCTTCTTCACGGTCACACTCATCTTGACACCTAGTTGTGTCTTTGATCCTGAGAATCCTTGTCCGACGACTTGTCCCGCCCTACCACGCATAGCGCACATAAGAACGTTAGGATATTCCAAATCGTAGTTAAGAGTAGCAGCGATACTATCACCGATATCATTGACCTCTACCAGAATGTATGGATTATTGTATTCCTTTGCTACTTGGAAGATGACCGAGGGAAACAGAACAGGTTTAATCTCATTATTTCTGTACTTTGCAACGATTTGATACGGCATCGTGGTGATATCAAACACGATAAAAGCACTGTAGTCGCCACCGATACCTCGGGCAACGTCAACAGTAATAATATATTCGTGATCTTTTTCTGCTCTCTTATAAACGTCAAGTCCTGCATTGCTTGCTATAGGATCATGGAAAGGAATAGTTTGGAGTTTTGCTGGGTTAATCAACGTATCAGCAGAACCAAGAAAGTCACACTCAAATTCTTGAGCAAACTGTCGCGGTGACGTGTTCTTGATTGTCTCCTCTTTCCATTTAGCATCTCTGCCAGGAACTTGAGACCAGTGTACTTCATTCGTAACATAATCATTCTTACCACGTCTAGCATCCTCCCACATCTTGTAGAAGTGATTCATGCCGTTAGGCGTGGAAATAATAATTACCTTGGTTGATTTACCAGACGTAATAGTAGGATAAACAGAGGCAAAGAATTGCTCAGCAACGTGATTCGGGACGAACGCGAACTCGTCAAGAAAGAGGATATTAAAGGACATACCTCGGACAGCACTT